AGCAGGAGTGATCGTGCAGAAAGTTGGAAATCTTAGTGTTGTTATCGAAGCTTTGGACTTTGCATCTAGAACTCATAGAGCTAACTTAGAACAGTTGCTTATGAGTTGTGATGAAGCAAAGATAGAACAAGAAAAAACTGAGACTGCTGAAGAATCAGATTCTTAATTTAACTCGGCTAGGTGTAAAAGCCTAGCCACATTTTATTGGAGATAGAATGCAATTAGAAAAAAGTAAATTTGTTAGACACAGACTACCATGTCCTAAGTGTGGTGGCTCTGACCCAGTATCAATGAATGAAGATAAGTCTGCTCACTGCTTTAGTTGTGAGACACACTTTGCAAACTATCCTGAAGCAACTAAAGGTAAAATAGTGGAAGTAGAAATAAAACCAAAGAACACTTTCCTTAACACCTACACAGGTAGCTTCGGAGCTTTGACAGACAGAGATATATCTGAAGCTACTGCTAAGAAGTATGGTGTTAGGAGAGTAGTAAATCCCAACAACCAAGTAGCTCAACACATCTACCCATTCTTTAATGGTAATGAAGTGGTTGGAACTAAGACTAGGTTTGTTGAGAACAAGAACTTTTCTTTTGCCGGAACTTATGAAGGCACTGGATTATTTGGAGAACAACTGTTCAGAAATACAGGTGGTAAGTACCTGACAATTACTGAAGGTGAATGTGATGCTATGGCTTGTTACGAATTGATGCAGTCCAAATGGGCTTGTGTTTCTTTGAAACGAGGTGCAGCAGGTGCAGTAAAAGATATCAGAGAAAGCATTGAGTTTGTTGAATCGTTTGAGAATGTAGTATTATGTTTTGATAACGACAAGGCAGGTCGTGAAGCTGCTAGGAATGTTGCTAGAATATTAAAGCCCGGCAAGGCTAAGATCATGACATTCCCTAACGGCTACAAAGATGCTAACGACATGCTCAGACAGAAAAAGTTTCAGGAGTTTATGTCTGCATGGTGGGAGTCTAAGACTTACACACCATCAGGTATACTTGAACTATCTGCTCAGAGAAACGACTGGCTTCATCGTGAAGTCAAAGAAAGCATAGCCTATCCTTGGGAAGGACTTAACAAGAAGTTGTATGGTCTTAGGAAAGGTGAGCTTGTTACTCTTACAGGTGGTACAGGACTTGGTAAATCTTCTGTGACACGAGAGCTTGAACATTGGCTTATCAAAAATACTGAAGACAATGTAGGTATTATAGCTCTTGAAGAGAACTGGTTGAGAACTGCTGATGGTATTATATCCATCGAAGCTAATGACAGAATCTATCTTACTGAAAGACGTAAGCAATACAGTGAAGAACAACTAATCAATTTGTTTGATAAGGTAATACCACAAGGTCGTGTGTATATTCATGCTCACTTGGGTGCAACTGATATCGAAGAAATCTTTTCAAAGCTACGATACATTATTGTAGGTTGCGAATGTAAATGGGTAGTGGTTGATCACTTACATATGCTTGTCAATGTCTTATCTGAAGGTGACGAAAGACGAGGTATTGATATGTTGATGAATAGATTGCGTAGTCTTGTTGAAGAAACTGGAGTAGGTATGATACTTGTATCGCACTTACGTAGAGCCAGTGGTGACAAAGGACACGAGAACGGTGTTGAAGTTTCTCTGTCCCACCTCAAAGGCTCACAAGGTATCGCACAGCTTTCCGATTGTGTGATTGCATTGGAAAGAAATCAACAGGCTACCAATCCTGAAGAAGCCAACACTACAAAGGTTCGTGTCCTGAAGTCTAGATACACAGGAGACACTGGACTTGCTTGTAGTTTACGGTATAATAATGAAACAGGTAGACTGTTTGAAGTAACAGAGGAGGAAACTTTTGACAACGAAGACTTCTAAAATTATATTTGACATTGAAGCTGATGGTTTAAAACCAACGAAGATACATTGTATTGTAGCTAAAGAAGTTGGTGGACCAATCCATAAGTTTCCACCTCACAAACTTCAAGAAGGTTTAGAGTTTTTAAAATCCTCTGATGTTCTTATTGGTCACAACATATTGAGTTTTGACTTGCCGGTTATCAAACGACTACATAGTGTAGACTTGTTCGATAAGGACATCGAGGATACTTTGGTAATGTCAAGGCTATTCAATCCTATCCGTGAAAACGGACACAGCTTGAAGACTTGGGGTTATCGTGTTAAGTTTGCAAAGCAAGAACAACCTCTTGACTTTGACGAATACACACCACAGATGTTGGAATACTGTACTAATGATGTTAGACTTAATGAGTTAGTTTATAATTATTTGCTTAATGAAGGTCAAGGATTCAGTGAAGAATGTATTAATCTAGAACATTCAGTTGCTAAGATCATGGCTCAACAAGAAGCAAACGGATTCAAGTTTAATGAGCAACAAGCTACTATGTTACTTGCTGAACTTAAGACTAAAATGCATGAGGTAACTGATGAAGTGCAGAGAACATTCCAACCTAAGTGGGTGGATGATAAACTTATAACACCATACATTAGAAAAGATGGTGTGCTTTCCAAACGTGGATTGACTGATGAAGAATATGAAACACTATTAGTCAGTGAAGATTACAGTCCGTTCATGAGAAAGAAACTACAAGAGTTTAATCTTGGAAGTCGTAAACAGATCGGTGAATACTTGATAGACTTTGGTTGGAAACCTGAGAGGTTTACTCCTACAGGTCAGCCTATTGTTGATGAAGGAACACTGAAAAAGATAGAGCATATTCGTGAGGCTAAGCTGATAGCTGACTTCCTACTCTACCAAAAACGAATAGCTCAAATACAGTCGTGGCTTGATGCCTTGGAAGATGATGGGAGAGTACATGGTTCTGTTATTCCTAATGGAACTATCACTGGACGTATGTCTCACAGTCATCCAAACATGGCTCAAGTCCCTGCTGTGTACAGTCCATTCGGTAAAGAATGTAGAGCCTGTTGGACTGTTGATGAAGGTAATGTTTTACTTGGAGTTGATGCTTCAGGTTTAGAACTTAGAATGTTGGCACACTACATGAACGATCAGGAGTATACTAATGAAGTTGTTAATGGAGACATACACACTACTAACCAAAAACTTGCAGGACTTAAATCAAGAGATACAGCAAAGACATTCATCTATGCACTTGTGTACGGAGCAGGAGACGAGAAACTTGGTAAAGTCGTTGGAGGTTCTAGAAGAAAAGGTTCAGAACTTAAGAACCGTTTCCTCGATAATCTGCCATCACTTAGAACTCTTAAGGACAAGGTGCAACGAGCAGCTCAACGAGGTTTCCTCAAAGGATTAGATGGTAGAAAGATCTATGTCAGAAGTGAACATGCTGCTTTGAATACCTTACTTCAAGGTGGTGGTGCTATCGTTATGAAGAAAGCTTTATCCATACTTTCTAATCGTTTAGAACTTAGCATGACACCTTTTAAATTAGTAGCTAACATCCATGATGAATGGCAGATAGAAGTCTCTGAATGTAGAGCAAATAAAGTTGGACAACTCGCTGTAAAAAGTATTCAAGAAGCTGGTGAGTACTACAAGATGCGTTGTCCATTAGATGGAGAATTTAAGATTGGGAGGTCTTGGGATGAAACACACTAATAATTGTAATAAATGTGGAGTCGAATTAAACGATGATAATTGGTATGACTGTTGGAAAAAACGAAATACTAAACAGTGTAAGACATGTCACAAACTACATACTAATAATAAAAATAATCCTAAACATAATCCAAATAATAATCCACAAAGAATGTTTGTTAATGGAAAGTACATACCTAAGTCACATCCATTATACAAGCCGGGAAATTATAAAACATTTGAGGATGCTGCTTTTGATGCTCTTTCAAGATACACTTCTTCAACTGAAGGTCAAGTATATATTATAAATAATAAAGCTTGGGAAGGATGGATTAAAGTTGGGATGGCTATTGATGCTGAAGACAGATGTAATCAATATCAAACTTCTAGTCCTTTTAGAGATTATACTTTACAATATAAAAAGTTTTTTACAGACAGAAGAAAAGCAGAACAAATTGCTCACTCTCTTTGTAATAAAAAAGCAGAAGCTCGGGAAGGAGAGTGGTTTAAATTAGACGTACCTACAGCCATAGCGTGTATAGAAAAAATAAAAATTGAGGAACAATATGAAAAAGAAACAGCTTGATACAGTCGTTCAAGATATCTATGATACAGTAGCTGTCCTTGGAAGAGGTGAACCCATTGATGTAAATGAAGAAGACTTAGATAAGTTTGCTGATTTTATGAAACAAGCATTGAAGGATTGGCTAACTCCTCGTGCTAATAAAGACTTTACATTGCGTATGTCTAACATTGGAAAGCCTACAAGACAATTGTGGTACGAACAAAACTCTAAGCGTGAGCCTCATGCTATTAGACCTGAGACTATGATTAAATTTTTGTACGGTCATTTACTTGAAAGAGTTGTATTGTTCTTGACAGAACTTGCAGGTCATGAAGTTACTGACGAACAGAAAGAAATTAAAATTAAAGGTATTATGGGACACATGGACTGTAAGATTGATGGTGAAGTTGTAGATATTAAATCAGCATCAGGATATGCATTTAATAAATTTAAAAATGGTACTCTTGCTGAAGAAGATAGCTTTGGATACATGTCACAACTAGCGGGGTATGAGAAAGCTGAAGGTACAATGGGCGGTGGTTTCCTAGCTATCAATAAAGAGACTGGAGAATTAGCACTTTTTAAACCTCAAGATCTTGACAAACCTAATATAGATGCTAAAATAAAAAAGGTTAAGTCTCAATTAAAAGAGACAACTCCTCCGGAAAGATGTTACAATCCTATTCCTGATGGCAGTTCAGGTAACATGAAGCTTCCTATGCTTTGTGTTTACTGTCCTCATAAGTTTGAATGTCATAAAGATGCCAACGATGGTGTGGGTCTTCGTGTGTTTGAATATTCGAAAGGTCTTACTTATTTTACAACAACAGTAAGAGAACCTAAAGTAGATGAAATAACTGCGAGGTTTATAGATGGCTAAGAGAATACCACGTAAGGTTAGACCAAAAGATATCAAAGCTCCGAAAGGTTACGACAGTGTGTGGGAATACAACCTTCACCAAGACTTCTTAAGCGATTGGAAACATCATTGGGATACGATTGAGTATGTTGTTAAACATAAATACGAAGCAGACTTTGTAAAAGAGTTTAACGATAAAATTATTTTACTAGAAGCAAAAGGTAGGTTTTGGGATTATGCAGAGTATAGTAAGTACATACATATTAGAGATGCTTTACCTGACAACTATGAGTTAGTATTTGTTTTTCAGAAACCTTTTTCTCCAATGCCAGGAGCTAAAATGAGAAAAGATAAAACAAAAAGAACACATGCTGAGTGGGCTGAGCTTAATGGCTTCAGATGGTTTAGTGAAGAAACATTACCGAAGGAGTGGATAAATGAAAAAGATTAGTTACAAATTTAATGAATACAAACTTATACAAGAACTTCAAACATACATTGATGCTACATATAGTCAGCATTATGCATCCGATAAATACCAAGCAACCGATGTTATCATTGATAGTGGACATGGTGAAGGTTTTGCGTTGGGTAACATAATGAAGTATGCAAAAAGATATGGAAATAAAGAAGGAAAGAATCGAAAAGACTTGCTTAAAATATTACATTATGCTATAATAATGCTTTACGTACACGACACGGAGAACACTTAATGGTCGAAGATACAGTTGGACCTAAAGAATATTTAGGAATTAAAATTAATTATGACAATGAATCGAAGCTAGATAAATTTAGTCTTGATACATTACGAGACAGATATTTTATCGAAGGAGAAACACATGCCCAAGAAGCATTCGCAAGAGCCTCCGTCTTCGGAGCAACCTACAAAAACATTACTGATTATGGACTTGCTCAAAGACTATATGAATACAGCTCCAATTGTTGGTTTATGTTTAGCACTCCTATACTTAGTAACGGGGGAACGAGTCGTGGGCTTCCTATTAGCTGCTTCCTTAATTATGTTCCTGACAGCAGGACTGGGCTTTCTGCTCATTATGATGAAAACATTTGGTTGGCATCTTCAGGTGGAGGTATCGGTGGATACTGGGGAGATGTTCGTAGTAATGGCGTATCTACTACTCACGGTAGTAAGTCTACTGGTTCCATTCCTTTCATGCATGTCGTAGATTCTCAGATGTTAGCCTTCAATCAAGGTGT